CATTCCTCTGATTTTTCAGTCAAAAGACTTGCTAATCCCTCGGGTACGTTGTTTGAACTTCCTTTAGTTTCAATGTTTAGCACTTTTAGAGTAACTTCTTCCAAGTCTGCTTTTAAAGCTTTTACTTCTTGCCCTTCTGTTTCCAACGCTTGTACTTTAGAAAGTACTTCGATCAATTCCGATTTAGAAACTGAATTTGTTTTCATTGCGTCTATTTTAAGACCCAATTCTTTAATGATTTCTTCCATTTTTTAGAATTTGTTTAATAAGTTTTGTAATAATTGTTTTTCTATTTCCGTGTTTTGAGTGACTTCAATTGTCGGCTCTGGTATTTCAAGTGATTTCTCGGCTTGTTTTTCTATTTCTATTTCCATTACTGGAGTAAATTCGTTTGAACCTTTCACAACAGCAGACCCCTCAATTACTTTTGCTTCTGTAACTGCCCAAAAGTAACCTTTTTCATCTGCTATTTCTTTATTCATAACCATTGGATAATACTTGTTCCACGCTTCTTTTTCAGCAGAATAATAAGCGTCATCTGAATCAATGCAAAGAAACATTTTAACATAACGCATTCCTACAGAATGATTCAATACACGTCCTTTTTTATAAAGATTAAACATATATTCGTTTACATCTTTTTTTATTTGTACATCAAATATTAAAGCCTCTGTTTTACCGTTATACGGGTATCCTAACTTTTTCCATGAAATACTTTCTGCGCTTGCCAAAAGACTATCATTAACAGAATCTGATATTATTTTATCAAATTCCATATCGTGCTCTTGTAACAGATAAAGTGTTTTACTTTCTGATAATGTTTTAGTCCAAATACCCGGAATGTGACAATCCATGTGGCTATCAATAACATTGGTAGTATTGATAACTAATTTAGCTCTCAAAGTATCCATATCCATAGCAGATAAGTCGACACCCGCCTTGACTATTTCTTTATTTGTGTTTTCTTCGGAAATAGGACTAAAAGCAATAATATCACCTCTTTTAATAGCATTCTTTTTCTTAGAAGCAATTAAGTTTTTATTTGTAAAAACATATTTTATTTCTTCTTCTCTTGTCATTTCTTTACTATTTTATCTTGTGATTTTACTTTTATTTCTTTTAACTTTTCTATTTCTGCTTTTGTTAATGGTTTTGATGCTTTCATAATCCTAAAATAAGTTTAAATTCATTACTTAGACGCCTTTGTTCTTCTGGAGTTTCGTATATTAAAGTTTCCTGATATGTTTTTAATGTTTCCACTTTCGACTTCATTACAATTTGCATAACTGGCAAATGATTATAGGAAGCAATTAACGATTCGTTTTTATCAATTAATCCAAAAGCGCTTGCAAAACTATTCATGCTGTTATTGGCGTCTGTTTGTATGCTATTTTGCACATAATCTAACATTGCCTTGTCTTTATTTTCATAAGTACTTGAACCATTACTAAAGTAGTTAATAATATCCTTATTCATATCAAATGCATTTAAACAAGTTAACGCATCGTTTGAGAATTGTTCGTCTAAAAACAAACGTTTCATATCACTAACTAAATGTTGAGCTTTGATATTTGCGTTTGTAATTAATAATGATTTACGTGCTATCTTGGAGAATATATCTTTACGGTCATTATCTTGTACCTGAGCCTCGTTCCCGTCTCCTTGTGATGCCATTAAATACTTTTGGCTCATCTTTAAATTTACATTCTTTGAAAGCAAATTTTCTTCAATGTTTTGAATAGTTTTAGACAATCCTTTTAAACGTGACGGCGAACTCATTAAAGAATTACGAGTCAATCCGTTAGCAAGGTCATAAGTAGGTATTAAGTTTTTAATTGGTATCTTAAACGTTTGACCGTCTAAAGTATAGATAATTTTCTTTTCTCCGTAATTATTAAGCTCTCCTTTTGTGTAGATAAAAGATTTTACTTTGTGAGTATCGTTTAAGTCGATTTCGCTTGGAATAAGATTGTAAACTGCTTTAGTAGCACTTCCAGCGTCAACTTTATATGTTAAGTTCGTGCCGTTAGCAGATAAAAACCACATTTGTTGAAATAGAAAGTCTTCTTGTGATTGAAAGTAATTAGGCTGTTTAAACAGTTGTAAAATTGGACTGTTTTTAATCGGCTCACCCGCTGAATTAAGGTGTGAAATTTTCATTTGAGAGTAAATCTTTGACCTTAACGAAATAATAGCAAGCAACACTGGATTGCTTAGCGACAATTCTAAATACTTTTCAGAATTAACAAATCCATCTTGGTCTAAAAAAGAATAGGTAAAAACACCATTGCGGTCTCTTTCCACATTGATACTGTTACCTTTCCAAAAATCAAATAATCCCATTTAGTTATGTTTCACAACATTAATAATAAAAGCAAATATAATAAAAAAATATTAACTTAAACGAAAAACTTTTGTATACCAAGAAATAACATATTTCATTGCATCTAAAATATGATCGTCTCCATTTTCTTCTGGCACGTCCATTTGAATACCTTGCCATATTTTCCATGAGTACGATTCATATTCAAGTTCTATATTAATAGATTCTTTAACGTAGTGTATTTTACTTTTTTGCATTGTTTCTATCCCAGAAGCAATAGAACCAGAGCCCTTTTTTGCATTAATCACATTATAACCAGCATTCTTTAATTTTCTAGCCTCTTCTTTATTTAGTTCATTTCCTGAGTCACAAATAATTTGCTTATGTTTTTCTATTCCTAAACGTTCAAACTCATCCGTAAGCGTTCCTTTCAGGTCGTTTAAAGGACAGTACAACACTTCACGAAAGAAATAATTTTCATCACCGTCGAATTTCATCTCAACTAATGCGCTTGGTGCTGATAATCCAAAATCTAAACCGTAATAAGATTGATACGGTAATTTATTAAAGTCGGAATTAATTAACGTTTTCCATCCTTTAAAAATACGGTTTGGCTTTTCTGATTTCTCACCCTTACCAAATACCAACCAATGATATAAAGATGCGCTATTTACTTTCTCGTTGTAAATACAGCGTTTTATTTCGTTTATTTGTTTCTTGTTTAACTCTTTTACATTTAATTCAAAATCATAGCTTAAACACTCTGAAACACTCATTAAATCGTTTAATACAACATCACATTGCGTTAACGGTTGATAAGATTGTATCTGTATTTTAGATTCTAAAGGACAAAAAGGATTATCTTGAAATGTAGAAAATAATGTAATGGTGTTGTCTTTCTTTTTTTCATCATTAACCCAATGCGATTGTTTAGGATTCCAATCAAAAAGAATATACTTTGAAGTTCTTTGCGATAATTGCTTATAAACTTCATGCGAAAATTTATACGGTTCATTTATCCAACATATATCCTGAGTCATACCCATAGCATCATCTTCGTCATCTAATCCCGTGAACCTGATAAAAGAATCGTTATGCAAAAAAGTCCATGTGTGATTTGTTTTGTTACGTAAAAAATACTTTATTAAGTTTTCTTTTTTAATAAAAGCGTCGAACTCTTGTATTGTAATTTCTTTTTTCTCTAATTGCTTTTTTCTACCCATAGGGTCGGATAGCCATTTAACCCAATCAATCTCTACAATTTCCCTACATGATTTTTGAGTATCTCTTAATATCGTACATGTCGTTAGTGGATTTTCAAATAAATCTAAGAATAAGTTTTGGAAGTTACTCCATGTCTTAGAACTTCTACTACTCCCTTCTTCAACTATTAGTTTATAGTTCCCAGATTGGGAAGCATTCCAAATATCACGAAATACCTTTGTGGCTAAAAAATCAATATTATTCGTCATCGTTATTTTCGATTATACGAACATTTATAGCAGATGGAGTTGATTGAATTTTTTCGCCATCGCTTGTAACGTCTAACTTGTCTCCGTATTTTTTAGGCTTAAGCTTTCCTAATTCCCATTTTTTAGCGTCAATTTTCAATCTTTGTAGCTGAACCCATCCTGTATCTATTTTTCCTGTTTCGGAATCTCTCTGAGGATCTTCCATATAATCAGCCTCGATACTTTCAAACTTTAATTCGGTTCTAATATCAACAGCACGCGCGTATCGGTTCGATTTATCTTCGCTTTCATGCAACCATTCAAAAAAAGTATTTCTATTAGGCATATCATCACGTCTCAAAATAGAACGCAAAGAAGCGCCTTCTTCAATCTCTAAAATTATTAACGGAAATATTTTATCTTTATCGTAAGCCATAATTTATAAATTAACTTAGTATGTTAGCAGTCGAGCGTCATAACCCTCACACACTACAAAAACCGATTCTTACTTATAACCTTTCGAACGGTGCCGGTTAACGCTACTAAGTTTTTATTTAATACAAATATAATAAAAAACCCCTAATAAAGCACTAACCAAACTTTAAAAGGGGTAAAAATTATTAATTATGAAGTTCAAATTTAATTAATTATAATTTAAGAAGCAAATAATCACTAACAATTTTTTATATAATCATATTTTAACAAACATAATTCTTTATACTTATCACTTCCGACTTTTTGTTTACTTATTTTAAAATTAAACATTCTCATCATTTCTGTAAATTTTGTTTTCATAATCCTTTTTCTTTTTTAAACATTTCTATTAACTCATCGTTTGTTTTAATTCCAAAGTCTTTATAAGTATTTGTCCAGCTTAAAAATTCTTTTGCAAATTTTTCAGCTTCTTTTTCACATACTAAAATAGCAGTAGTAATATCAATATTATTTTCGTTATAATCTAAAATAGGCTCAACAAATTTTAAATGTAGTTTCATTTTAATAATGCGTTACAGTCGCATCCCTGATTTAGTTAATTAAAAATATGTACTGTAAGGTTGTAATTAAATTTTTCAAACGTTCCGTAATTAAAAACCACGTTTTCTTCTCCGTGAATAGTTTTTAATTCAGCTTGTTTTGCTTGTAATTCTTGAACTGTTTCGAATGTAAATTTTTGAGTTTTCATAATTTCTATTTTTTTTGTTGTTATCTGAGTACAAATATAAGCCTAAATTCTATATACGTAACACATAATTATAACTTTAACATAATTTTAACATATCAATAAACTTTAAACTTAATATACTCCTCGCCTTTTTTAACAATAACCTTGAATACGTGCAACTCATAAATAAACCTATCATCAACTCCGTATTTTTTAACCAAACAATCTATAAAAGTTTTCAAACAGTTATCTATGTCAGAAGCCTTAGAACTAAAACCAAATTCAATAGCTAACTTTATATTTTCTTTATTTGGTATTTCTAACTTTAAAGGCAGTAATAATAAACAATTCTTTATAAATATATCGTACTTAATAGTTCTTATTTTACGTCCTCTAAACGCTTCGTTAACGCTTAACGGTTTAATTTTTATAATATGGTTCATACTACATCGTGTTCTAAATTACATTTACCACAAATAAACCAAACTTTTTTTGTTTCTGAATCTTTAATTAAATAACCTTCTTCAACATTTTTTATGCTTTTACACCAATCGCATTTTTTAGTTTTAGGTGTTTTATTTTCTTTTCTTTCTTGATTGTCAATCCAACTTTCTACCATAATTTTTGTTTTTTTATAATTAATAAATATCTTCAATTAAATAAGGCAAACTGTCTTTATTTACATCAAAATTAAAACTATCAAACGAAACCCCTCTACTATACGGATTTGATACATTAATCGTTTTATCATCATTTACTTCCAACTCAATAACACTTTCGGCTTTCTTTAAAACATAAGTTCCTAAATGCCCTAAAGGTTTTCCCGTAGTTCCTGACTTATGTATTACTGTTGTAATGTGTATATTATAATCATAAGTCCAACGCATAAGATAATCGCTCGCTTCTTTACTCATTACAATATCATTAGTGTTCTCGACTAAATCCGCAATTCCATCAATTGAAACTAATTTTACGGGTGTTTTAACAATTGGCAAACCCGCATCAAACCAGCTTTGTATAGGTATTTGTGGAATTAAAAATAGTCCTTATGTTTATGAAC